CGACCGGCAGAACTATCAAGTGTACCAGCAACTGAAGAACCAGGAAATCCGACTGGTAGACGAGGGGCTGCATGGACTAGCGGGCCAGAGCCGCGTACCGATCTTCGAATTGCGAGTGACAGAGGGGCTATGGCTCATGAACAAGTCGGCGCTCCTGCAGTTAGAACACTTTAACAAATCGAATGCGCTTTCCTGGGCGCTGACGATGGGGCTGTTTGCATCGCCGGTGATCTATTCCGAGCGGGAGTGGAACCAGATTGTGGGGGAATCGTACTTCATCCAACTGGCGCCGGGGGACCGATTCGGGTGGGCCGAGCCGGAGGGAAAGGTATACCAAATCGCGGCCGATAATCTGATTCAGCTCAAGGACGAGATATACAGGGTGTGCTACCTGATCACGCACGCGGCGGGGTCGGAATCTTCCGGGCAGCACCAATCGGGCGCCAGCAAGCAGCGGGATTTCAGCATTACGCAGGAAGTGCTGCGGGCATACGGCGACGCGGTGAAGCAAAGCATGAAACAGATTCTGCGAGCGATTGCGACGGCGCGCCAGGACAACATCGCGATCGATGTTTCGGGGCTGGATGAGTTCGACATCGCGGATTTCAGCAATGAACTGGACGACGCGCAGAAGCTACTAAGCCTGGGAATCCAATCGGAGACGTTGAAGAAGCAGGTCTTCAAGAAGCTGGCGTTCAAGTTTCTTTCGGACGTGCGGCAGGAGATCAAGACGCAGATTGCGGAAGAGATCGAGGCGCAGAGCTGAATCGCAGCTCGGGGAGAAGGGGCGTTATGGAAGACACAGACGTGCAAGCGATCGTGAAGCAGGCCATACAGGAGTTTTTGCAGGAGCAGCAGGCGAAGAGCGAGCCGGCCTACAAGACGGAACTTGTGGAGGAGCGCAAGCGCCGGGAACAACTGGAGCGGCGGCTGAACGAGGTAGAAGAAGAGAGCAAGCGGAGCCGGCAGGCGGCGGAACAAGCCGAGAGGAGCGCGGCCATACGGGCGGAGCTGCAACGCCTGGGCGTGGCCAAAGTGGATCTGGCTTACCGGGCGGTACACGAGGGTGTGTATCGTACGGAGGACGGGCGGCTGCTGGCCCACGGCGAAGATGGCGAAGTGGGGCTGAAGGAATACCTGACCAACTTTGTCAGTGAGAATCCGGAGTTTCTACCGGCGAGGATATCCGGAGGGTCGGGGATCACGGCGGCACACAAGGCGCCACGGGAAGGCATGGAGAGCGTGGATATAGACCGGATCCGGCCGGGCATGAGCGCGGAAGAGATGGAACGGGTGCGGAAAGAGATTCTACGGGTAGCTTCGCAAAACTTACGCGGCATCTAGTTTTGACAACTGTTGGGCGGGACTTGAAAGTCCCGCCGGCACGCTAAAGCGTGCGCCACGCAATTCTACGCAGTAAAGCAAAGGCAACGACAGGCAGGGATGCCTGATTTCAATCGAGAGAGGCAAGAAATGGCGACAATTACTTCAGCTAACGTGGCCAGCGCGATCGTAAAGCTGGTAGCGGCAGACGCTTTGCCCGCGCTGGTCGGGAACCTGGTGATGGGTAACCTGGTGAACCGCGACTATGAACCGGTCCTGGCGCAGGCCGGGGATACGGTGAACATCCCGATTCCTCCGGTGCTGGTAGCCAACAACATCGCGGAAGGCGGGCAAGTGCAGCCGCAGAATCCGAATCTGGGGAATGCGCAGATTGTCTTGAACACACACGCGGAGGCGACGTTCCAGATTCCGGACGTGACCAAGGTGCTGGCGGTTCCGGACTTACTCCAGGTCTACATGCAACCGGCGGTGGTGGCGATCGCGGAGAGCATCGAGACGAGCCTGCTGAACCTGTTTGCCGGGTTGACGGCAAACACGCCGGTGGGTACACCGGGGACGCCGCTGGTGGAAGCGGTGATCGATCAGGCGGAGAGCGCACTGTTCTCGGCCAAGGTTCCGCCGTCGGAGCCGAAGTACATGGTGGTGGATGCCGCAACCTACTCGGCACTCAGGCAAATCGACCGATTCAGCGAATTCCAGACAGCAGGCGAGGCGGGTTTGCGGGCCTTGATCGACGGAGCAGTGGGAAAGATCAAGGACTTCTTCGTGATGCGGTCGCAGTATGTGGCGCATACGGGCAGTTCACCGCTGACAACGCATAACCTGGCGTTCACGAAACCGGCGATCGGCCTGGTGATACGACGGCTGCCGCAGCCTCTGTACGGAACGGGCGCCGTGGCGCACTACGCGGAAATGGGCAACTTCGGCATGCGAGTGGTGATGAGCTACCAGCCGAACACATTGGCGCAGCAATTCACGGTGGACGTACTGTACGGGTGCGCGGTAATCCGGAACAACTTCGGCGTACAGGTGAACTCGTAGCGAGCGGGGAAGTGCGGAACGCAGGCGCGAGACGAATCGCAGAGGGGGCCGGGAGGCCGGCCCCACAAGGGTGAACAGGGATGGATTTACAAGTCTATTACAAGAAGATTCGGACGATGGAGGAAAGCCTCAAAGATCCGGCGATCGTGCTGGTCAGCCTGGAAACTCCGGATGGCGGACGAGAAGGAGTGCGCACCGAAGTTCCGCGGCGGATCGCGGCACGGATGGTGGTAGAAGGCAGCGCGCGCCTGGCGACTGCCGATGAGGCGCGGGAGTTTCAAGAGCAAAAAGTAGAGGGCAAGCGGCAAGCGGAGCAACTGGCGGCGGCATCGCGCATGCAGTTTGCCGTAATTTCGCCGAATGAACTGCGGCGGCTCAAGAGCGGAGCGCAGGCGGGTAAGGACTAGGCGGCGGCATCGATGGCGCTATTCATAGACGGCGTATCGACCATCCAGGATCTGGCGGCACAGGACAGTTCCGTTCTGGGTACAGCGCAGACCGAGAACATCGATCTCGGCACGAAGCTTGCCCTGGCGCTCGAACAATTGGGGATCGAACTGACCACGCTCATCGAGCGGAGCCACGCGTGCGGGTGGCGGTTCCGGCTGCAACCGAACCCGCAGTTGAACAATATTGTGGTGACGCCGGCGCTGCAATTCTGGCACGTGTTCCAGACGCTGGCGCTGGCCTATCAGGATGCTTATTTCAATCAATTGAACGACAGGTATAAGGGTAAGCGCGACCAATTCCAGCAACTCGCGAAGTGGGCCATGGAGAAGCTGATTCAGACCGGACTGGGCATCGCTACGAATCCGATTGCGCAGGCGGCCGCGCCGCAACTCACTTCGATTGCAGGGGGTGAAGAGGCCGCAACCTACTGTGCGAGCGTATCGTGGCTGAACGCGGAGGGGCAAGAAAGCCAAGCCAGCAATCCGAGCACGCTGACGGTGGCGGCGGGAAACGCGCTGGTAGTCCAGCCCGTCGAGCAACCCACGAATGCGGCGGCATGGAATGTCTACGTGGGGCTATCGCCGTCGGCGATGGCGTTACAGAATCCGCTGGGACTGGCGCTGGATCAGGTATGGGTACAGACAGGTCCGGTAACCACCGGGGGGCGATCGCCGGGAAACGGGCAGGGACCTAGCTATCTAATGGCGCTACCGAGATTGATGCAGAGGGGTTAGAGAATGGCATGGGTTGGGAGCACAGTAACCGCCCGGGTGGTGACGCTTCTTAGCGCGCCGGAAGGTTTGAACGCCTCCGTGGCGACGCTGGCGCAGGCGGCGAACGCCATCCTGGCGCCGGTCGGAGAGAGTCAGCTTCTGGCGCAAAACGTTTCGATCGAGTTGGCGGAACGCAGTACCGACGTGCAATATCCGACGGTCAGCGTGTACTGCGAGAAGATCGTTAACCAGCTTAAGGAGAAGTTCAGGAACTTCTCGGGCAAAGCGGGGATGGCGGTGGAAGTGCGAGTTTCACAGGACCGGCTGGGCGGAATCGAGCAACAAGTTCAGATGTACGTGGATGCCGTGACGCAGGTGCTGGACCAAAACCGTGGCGATTGGGGCGAAGGGATGTACTACGCGGGGTGTTATGAAGCCGTTATTGGGCCAGTGAAGAACGGCGGTCAGAACTTTATTCAAGCCGGAAAGGTCACCTTCGAGGTGGGAGTGAGCGACTAAGCCTTATGTCATCGTATATTTCATCCAATGCGAACCGTTTCTACACAGGGCTCGAGAGCAGCTACGGACAGACGCCGGCGATCACGGCCGGGAACCGATTTCCGGCGGTAAAGCTGACGGCAAAGAACCAGTTAGAAAAGGCCGACCGGCGGGACAAGACGGGCAGCCGGACCTTCGTAGGAATACCGGCGGGTTTACGGCGCACGACGCGCTTCGACCTGACCACTTACATGACGAGTTGGGCGGGACAGAATGCGGGGCCATCGTACGGTCCACTCTTTCAGGCGAGCATGGGCGCCGCGCCGACGATGTACGGGGGAGGGGCGGCGGCAGCGGGCGCGAGCGCAAGTACGGTGGTCTTCGCGGCACCGCACGGGATGGTTGTGGGCCAAGGCGTTTCGTGCAACGGCGAGATGCGGTTTGTCACGGCTATCGTGAGCGAGACGGCCGTGCAGGTAAACGCGCCTTTCTCCAGCGCGCCGGCGGCGGGTGCGGAGATCGCGCCGAGTGTCTCCTATTTTCCGGCGACGGAATTGCCCAGTGTCAGTATGTTCGACTACTGGGATCCGGACACCGCGCTGCAACGAATCCTGTGCGGCGCCGCGGTCGACCAGATGACGATCAAGGTGAACGGCGATTTTCATACGTTCGAGTTCGAAGGTATGGCGCAAGACCTGCTTGACAATGCCAGTTTCGAGGCGGGGATGGGAGGCATGAGTAGCTTTCCCCTAGAGCCTGCCCTGGGAGCGTTCGACTACGCGATCGTGCCGGGTAACATGGGCGAGGCGTGGCTGGGCAGTACGCCGGGGCAGTTCTACACGATTACGAGCGGGACGTTTCAATTAGACAACAGCCTGGATATGCGGTCGAAGGAGTTCGGGAGCAACCTGCCGCTGGCCATCGCGCCCGGGCCGCGGTCAGTGACAGCGGCGTTCAGCCTTTACGAACTGGACGACGCGGCCACGCAGGGACTGTACCAGGCGGCGCGGCGCCAGTCGCCGGTCAGCTTGATGTTTCAACTGGGTCAGCAGACCGGTCAAGTGATGGGCGTCTACATGATGAGCGTGGTGCCGGTAGTGCCGGAGTTCGACGACGGCGATAACCGGCTGCAATGGAAATTCCAGGGGTCGAAGGCACAGGGGACGGCGGACAACGAGATCGTGGTGGCATTCGGGTAGTCGAAAGGCCGGCTAAAAGCCGGCTTACGGCCGGCTTACGGCGGACTGAAGTCCGCCGCAGCACGCTGAAGCGTGCGCCAGGGGCTGCGGCTAGTAGTCACGAGAAGGGCCAAAGTCCAGGGCCGGCTAAAAGCCGGCTGTCCAGTTCTCAATAGCTGAGGCGGATGATGGAATATACGAGCTCGGAAACGGTTAGTTCTTTAGCGGCGGCGGGGGTAAGATACACTGTCGCCAAGATTTCATTTGGGCGCCGGGTGGAACTGACCCGCCGTATCCGGGAATTGGCGGGGCGGAAGGAATTCGCCGAGGCCGGCGATACACCCAACGAAAAGATGGAAGCCGCGCTGCTGGCGTCGGAGATCGACCGCATCTACCTGATGTGGGGTCTGCTGGAAGTGACAGGTCTCGAGTTGGATGGGCAAGCGGCAACTCCAGAGTCACTCGCGGCGAGCGGGCCTGAAGAACTATTCCGGGAAGCGTTGGCCGCGGTGAAGCGACAGTGCGGTCTTTCAGAGGCCGAAAGAAAAAACTAATCGCCGCACTTCATTTTCAATTGTCCAACCAGGCCGGTTGGGAGTGCGGTACTTGCCGTCGCGCCGGCCTGGAAATGAAGCGCAGGTGCGGATGGATGCCGGGACCGCCGGAGAGACGGGAACGCGTGGTGTGGGCGAGAAACAACGCGGCTAGCACGGCGTGCCCAAAATCATTTATCACGGCACAGAGCATGGCATGGCTGGAGGAGTATTTGGTGCGGCGCAAATTAGGACAACGAGGGATCGACGGACTAGGGGCACGCGAGGTGGAAGCGTTCCTCATCCTGGAACACGAACTCGCCGAAGTGAACCGGGCCGGCGGGAGGGGAAAAAATGGCTAGCGCATCACAACAATCGCTGCTTGCCGCTTTCAATCAAGCGTCCGGCAACCCGGCGAGCGGGTCGTCTTCCTCGACCGAACAGGGGTTGATAGACGCGCTGGGGCAAGCCGCGGAATCGATCGATGCGCAGACGCAGGCGACTTCGGCCAACACCGACGCCCTTGGGCTGAATAGCCAGACGAAGAGCTCCAGCAGCGGCGGCGAGGTATCCGATGTGCTGAGCACGGCCAGCGGGTTACTGGGTGGCGGACTTAGCCTGATGCCGCTGGTATCGCTGTTTTCGAGTTTATTCGGCGGGGGACAGTCTCAGCAACCTAGTCCCCTTGCACCTTATTCGCTACCGCCGTCGTTGAACCTGGAGTCGACGACGAACAACCAGGACGTGGTTTGGGGCGACAACGGATTGCCACGTGCGGCAAGCGGCGGTTCGAGCGGAATGCAACAAATCACGGTGCAAGTGCAAGCCATGGATAGTCAATCCTTTCTCGATCACAGCGACGATATCGCGCAGGCCGTCCGGCAGGCGATGTTGAACATGAGTTCGCTGAACGACGTGGTAAGCAATCTCTAATGCCATGTTTCCCCTGCTAAAAACCGGCGCCGTGATGCAGTATCCGGCGAAGAGAACACTGCAGTTCAACACCGACGCCATCCGGTTTCTGGATGGCACGGAGCAACGCTTCCGCGACAATCCTTCAGTGCTGCATCGATGGACCATCCCACTGGACCTACTGGACGAGGCCGAACTCACGGCGCTCGACCAATTCTTCGTATCGAACCAGGGCAGATTCGGCAGCTTCGAGTTCACGGACCCGTGGGACGGAACGGTGTATCCGAATTGCAGCCTTGCGCAAGATACTTTCGCTTTCCAGCTTAGCGGCGAGATGCGGGGCAAGACGACCGTTACCGTCTGCGAGAACAGAACCTAAGATGATTTATTTTCCGCAATTATCGTCGGGCGCAACCGGCCAGTTTCCGATGACACGACGCCGCGAGAACCGGACTGTGGTGAATCAAAGCCGGCAAGGTTACCAAGTAAAGCTGGCGGACGCGGCGGCGGCCATCACAGATTGGCATTTGTCATTCGAGGAAATGAGCGACCAGGAACTGGCCGCGCTGGAAGCGCTATTCCAGGCGGCCGAAGGGCGTCTGACACCATTCACTTTCCTGGATCCCACCGATAACCTGCTGGCGTGGAGCGAGCAGCAGAGCCAGCCGGTCTGGCAGGCGAGCACGCTGCTGGCATTGACTGCAGGCGTCGCGGACCCCATGGGAGGCACAGCCGCCTACCAGGTGAGTAATCCGACGACTGCTACTTTGACGCTGCAACAATCGATCAGTGCGCCGGCGTCGCTGGACTACTGTCTGAGCCTTTATGCGCGCAGCAACCAAAGCACGGCGTTGTGGCTGGTGCGCGGGTCAGAGACCGACGTGCGAGCCATCAGCCCGCAGTGGACGCGACTGATTTCCGCGGGGCAACTGCCAGATACCGCCGATTCCATCAGTTTTGGAATTGCGC